TGTTACGGGTGGCGGTGTTATAGCACCGTACTCGGGCCAGTAGTCTTCTTGCCAATAGTTGCTAGGCCAGAACGTGGTTTGCCAGTACCCTTGCTTGAGAAGCGCCAAAGGTTATGCGCCGTCGTTAGTGATTGCCGTGCGGTTCCCGTCTGAGTCAACCGTCGCGGTTACGCGGTCTTTGCCGTCAGCTTGATCCCTGAACTTTATTGTGGTTGTTCCTCCGCCTGAGGATTTTCCAGCTAGAGCCGCTAGTATGATGTTGATTGCTTTCCTCAACGTGATGCCCGTTTCCGTGGTTTCGTCGTGCACGGCGTCGGCGATTGCGACTAGACTTAACGTGTCTGTGACGGCTTTTATTGCGGCTACCTCAGTGTCAACGTAGTCGTCCACAGTGTCGACCTTAGTAACGATTGAGTCGAGGAGCAAGTCGAGTCTTCCGCCGTTTGCCCAATCCGTCTGCAACTCATTGGTATCTGCGAGAATCGCAGGAACATTCGTGTCCAACTGAGCTGTTATGTCGGCGGGGATCAGGTCAGTTTTAGCCTTTATGGCATCTATCTCATCGTCCTTGTCAGTCACAACGCTTGAACCCATGAACTTGTTTGTAGGAAGCTTCCCTTGAATCTCGTTTGTGTCTGTTTCGATCGCGTCGATCTGGGCTTCTGAGGCAGCACTCAAGTTCACGGTTGCAGTGCCAAGATCAAAAACGTGTTGCCCCGAAGCATGACCATAGGTTTCGACGATTAGTACGCGGTCAAGCCACGCCTTAGGGTTAGTCTGATCAACCACGTAGATCGCTACGCGTGCGGCAGTCATTTCCGCGGCACTCAAAGCCAAACTGTAACCTTGGCCTTCATCCACGAAGGCGCTTCCAGTGTTTGCTTCAGCGCCTTCATCCTTCATTATCTTCGTGTCCCCCGCAGCGTGTGCAGCGCCGGCTTGGAGGTCTGTGCCATCCAGCTCGTAGAGGCAGAAGTTGATTGTTGTCGCGACACCGTATTTTCTGAGGTATATGGCGCCCATCAGTAATCATACTCGTTAATTAAAGTGAACAGTTGCTGCCCTGCGGTAGGTGCGGTGTAGTCAACTCTCCTTATGAGTTTACGGCATAAGAGTTTCACTTGAGATAGTGCCGTATACAGGTACACTTCCGCCGCGTTGATCTTGGCAATAGTGTTAAGCCTAGCAGATACATCAATCTCGTACCACTCCCAAACGCCGTAAGGCGGGTCAATCGAATCCATGAAATACCATGATGCTCCGTCAAAAAGGTAGACATCTATCAGATCAAAACTTGTCGCTGATCGGTTTGTTTCAAGCTCAAGATAAACATGATTGATTGTATCGGTAATCACTACCGCCGTGTCTGGAAAACTGAAGTCCCCAATATCCTGATCCGCGACTAAAGCGCTTCGCACGTAATCAACGGTGGTATTATGCAGGTAAGGGGAAACCCCTATTTTCTGCCAATCATTCCTGTCGCTTCCGAAAGCATCAACGTAGCAGTCTTCAATAGTCAACTTGCTTTTATCACCTGTACTTGATGGTTCATAAGTGTTCCAGTCTCTTGATTAGGAGCTCCAAAGCCCGTTTCTCCAGTTCCTCCAGCGCGTCTAACTGCTCCGTGGCTTTCTCAACGTTTTCTCCAAGAGTACGCGCGGTTTCGGTTAAGCCCGCGATCTTGACTTGCAACAGAAGTATTTTGCCGTTCGCTTCTTCTAGGTTAAGTTTGGCTTGCGCATCCTCCTGAACCCTTGGTTTCTCCTGAGGCGAAACTAGGCTTGGGTGTTCACTCATGCCTGTGTATCCTCCTTCTTCTGGAAGGGTTTGTTCTGTTGCGCCTGCTGTTGCAGTTGCTCAGTCTTCTGCGTGAACATCTTCTCCTGTTGCCTCTGCTTCTCCTGTTGCCAAGCATCATACATTTCCTCAGGAATGCCGAGTTCCTGTGCAGCGAACCGAGGAGGCATGATGTTGGCTGACGTGAGTTTAAGGTAGTAGTCGGCCATGTCCACTCTATGCGCCTCTGCACTTTCGAAGTGAAGCGTCGGCGTGTCCTTGACGCTGAAGCCGCGGCTCTCAAGGAAGGGTTTGTAGACTTCGGTCTCCAGTTTCCGTTTGAAGAGGCGCTGCATTGGAACGACTAGGTTGGCGCGTTGCTGAACCATCATCTCCTTGCTCGAAGCGTACGTGCTGGAATATTGGAACGAGACTGGCGGCGTCATCAAGCCGTCCACGAGCTGGCATTTGAGGAACGTGAGCACGTCGTTCAGGTTGCGTACTTCGCTGTCTCCCGTGCCCCCTGACTTGTGCTCGATTGGGTAACTGGTGACGATGTACTCGCCTGGCTCCCAATCCTTTATCCTGGCCTTAATGACCTCCATGTCGTCGCCGCTTGGTACGAATTGGCCGTCGCCAACCTGGTACATTTCTCTTGGAAACGCAGTGCGGTGCATGAACTCCTTGATGTCAATCTCCAACTGCTCAAGGATCTCGAACTCTGTCTCTAAGCCGACAAGTAGCGAGGTGCCGTAGGGCCACGTCTGCGTGGTTACGTCCCAGCCGACGTGCACGATCTCCGTCGCGTCCCAGATGGGGCTCTCGCCGCTCCAGTTGATGCGCTGCCTCCAAGTGGTGACGTTGCCTCTTCCGTCGGTTGACGCAGGCTCAATCAACTCCTGCATCGGGATTATCCTGACGTCGAAGGGGTCTAGGCTTTTCTCCCAGAAGACGGCTCCGTACTTAGCTAGGGTCACGGCACTTTCGTACAGCATCGTGTCCAAGCCTACGCGCTCGTTGAGTTCGTCGCAAGCGTCTTTCGCGTCCGTCGTGCGGGGGTAAGGTTTTCCCGCGTCGTCGGTGACTGGCGTCAGGAAGAGGCCTTGCGCCATGACTTGGCCCGCGATTGTGCGGATGCACGCTTTCGCTAGGGGGTGCCGCTGGTCTATGCCGTCGTAGTACCTGCATCGTGCTTCCCAACTTAGTTCGCCGACGTTGATTCTGCGGGGTTTAAGCGATTGGCCTGACGCCACATAGCCGCCTTTGAAGCTTTCAGCTACTTTGCCGTACTGTGACGTTGAGAAACCCGTGACGCTAAGTTGTTGACTCATCTTCCCATCTTCCTAAGTTTACGTTCAAGGTGAGATTTACGTCGTTTAGTTCTAGTTTGCACAAATGAACTGAGGAATAGGGATTCAAACATAGGTAGTGCCGCTGTTTCAGCAGATGTATTAACGGTAGTATTACCATCAGGGGATGCTGATTGCTGAATCTCACTAGAGAAATTTGAGGTCGCACTCATTTCTTGTCTTTCTCACTGTGTGATAATTCAACGTGAAACCCCGTGTGATTGAGGACCCCCGCAGTCTTACAGGCATCGCAGAAGAACTTTGCTTCCCAACCGACTGCCCCACGCTCGACTGAGATTGGCCTGAGTTTGGTTTCATTGCATTGCGGACACGGCAGTTTAGAGAGATTTACCTTGTCCGAATTGGCTAGTTGCATGTTCCTCGACATTTCATCTTTGACTGTCGGTTTATTATTGAACCACTTCATAGTACTTCACCTATATTGACAGGTCGCGGAATCCAACCAATCCATCCCTCCATGGTTGTAGCCATAAGTAATTGCTTCAAGTAACTATCTTGGAAGTACCAATAGTACTCTTCAAATTTCATGGTTTTACTTCCCCGCCAACACGAATCCCTGCCTGTGTTTCCCCACGGTTTCCCTAGTGACTATCTCCACTGAGTCCAAGGCGTCGTCGTGCTGACCCCTTGGGAACTGCACCCACTCCATCCAGAACTCGCTCCTCATATTCAATAATGGATTGACTAGGATGCGCTTTGACTCGAAGTGCGAGCTCATGGGGATGAAGCGTTCCTCCTTGTTCTTCACCGTCTGCGACGTAACCATAGGCAAACCCGACAGTTCCTGGAGGAAGGTTAGGACCTTCTGGAACGCGTTGGCCTCAATGAATATCTTCGCGTAATCATGAATTACGTGTAGGTGCTGGATCTTCTTAAGGAACTCTGGGAAGCTCGTGCGCTCCGCGTAGACGTCCTCTAGGTACGCCTGCCCCGTCTGCTTGTCCACGGAGAGAGTCGCTACCGACTGCAAGTCGCCTTCTCCGAGAGCTGGGTCTATGCCCGCGTACTTCAGGTTAACTGAGCATGGCGGAGTAGCCCACTCATGGAGCCACTCCGACTTTAACAAGTCGCCTTCCATTCCAGTTGGGTCATTCTGGTACTGGCAGTTGAAAATTATTGAACCCACTTGGGTTCGTCGGTCCTCAAGCTTCTCTTTGGTCCAGTACTCGGGCCACAGGGGCTCGTTTCGGGTGTTGAGGGCTTGCTTGACGTCGTGCGGCCAAGTAGCCAGCAGATCATTATATAGATCAGCATAACTCCAGCGAGTGCCAACAACAATGATGCCGCCCCAAGGATAGAGGGTGGGGTACAGGACCTTGTTGAACCATAAGCGGGCCTTCTCGACCTGAAGCGGGGTTCGCACGTTCTCCTCGTCGATGATGTCGTCGCACACGATGAGGTCGCTTCTGCCTCCGGTGATGGGTCCCAGGAGGCCCGTCGCTTTAATCGTTGCATTCTTGCTGATTTCCCTTCTTTTCACGATTAGTTCATAGGAAGTCCATTTTTTGGGGTCTTTCGGCTTTAACTCGCCGAAAATGTCTATGTACCTATCGTCGCTTTCGAAGCGCGTGATGATGGCGGTGAGGATTTCTTCCGCAAGCGATGCCGTCTTAGTGACGATGTTGATGTGAACGTCAGGGTAGCAGCCGACGAGCCACGTAACATAATTAATTGTTGTGCACTCAGTCTTCGCGTGTCCTCTAGGCCACAACAGCAGGAATCGTTTGACACTATCGCTGCCACCTATCTTTAGAGGACTGAATTTGTATTGGAGAAACTCGTACCACTCGCGCTGGAAACCCGCGTTAACGTAACCTAGGGCCTCAGTGAAGCTCACTAGACTCTGTCGCGCCGACGCCCTTCTTATTGAGGATACTTGCTGCCTTGTTAAGCACGTCACGCTCTGAGTCACTCGCCTTCACCTCCACACGCTCCGCCTTGCTCTCCACCTTATACTCGGTTGCCACCTTCGGCAGGAAACCCATGCTCTGCACGAGCCCACTGAGAAACTCCTTAGCGTCACGCGCGTTCTTCACAGCCCCGTTCGCCGCAGTCCTGTTGCCATCCTTCTCGAACCTGTCAGCCATCCCAAGACACCGATCCACGAGGCCGCGCCACTCAACAATCTCCCGCGCAACCATCAAGCGCACATCATCAAGACCAACCATCGCTGGCAACCACACGTCGCGGTCATCCCAATCATTATACAAGTCCGACTCAGGAACCCCCATTTCCTTAGCTAGAGCCCTCATCTCGCACCCGCCACCCAGCATCCGCCCCAACAGAACTTTTCTACGTTCCTCTACACCAAACTCGCGGGGACACAAATCCTTACTAGTTGTAACCACAGTTAAACCACCAATCAGGATCCATTAATCGTACGAGCAACCACCTTTACGTGCCATATTTTTTTGGGTCGTGAAGGTTTCTGCATGAGACTCTATGTTGCTGCTCATGGGTGGCTGCTTGTTGTTAAGTACACTATGTATATGCACATATATGTATATGTATCATTAGCATCATGCACTACATGCAGCACGCGCATGCCACTACAAGGGCACGCACTACACTAGGGCAGGGATCATTCTGCATAGATAACTCTGCAGGTTATTTCTGCTCTACTAGTAGAGCAGACTGGAAGTCTAATCTTCTTGTCAAAAGACTATACTTCATAGTAAAAGTCTAATCCAGTCTATACTTATTGAGGCGCACACATGTTGCACTATACACATATCACTACTGAACAAGGCCATGCTTACACATTTCTACGAGGCACGTTTCACGCTATGGTGAAAGACCATCACTATTTCTACGGGGCATCACGCATGAAGTAGTCATACAGCATTTTAGCAACGACGCACGTAACCAAGCCAATGATCACGCCAACAAGAAAAACATTCATAGTTCTTCACTCTTCCACATCAATCATTACATCTCCAGTTATTATAATATTCCATAGGCGCACACACGCAGGCAGACGGCCTTACCATTGGTACGTTACCATCGTGTAGTGGGGGTCGTTATCGTTGTGTAGTGTGGCTTGTCATTGGTGTTGTTGTGTTGGTGTTTGTGGTTAGTATGTTAGTGTTGTTGGTACGGTGTTTGATGAAGTGATGTGTGGTACGTTGTTATAGTGTTTCTTTTTGTGTTGCCTGTTTCTTGTTGTTTGTATGTTGTTGTGTTGTTGTAGCTTTATTGATTTACGGCGATATGTTTATAAGTGTGTTGTGTATATAGTGCTGTTATAGGGATATGAGAACATGACAAGAAGATACGTGTACCATGAAGTCCTCACGTTTGTTCCAAACGAGAAGCCCGTTGAGGCTGAAAGACTGAAATGTGATATATGCCATGATGCTCTAGCGGACGTCGTCGAAAACAACGTCAAATTCTGTGCAAAACACTATGCAGCTTACAAGAACCTGAAGGTGAAAGCATGAGGAAAGAAGACATCAGGATCGGCCAAGACATAACCCTAGTGAGTAAGGGAATACAGCATAGTTATGGCGGATCAACCTACATCAGTGAATTGCAGGTAGGATCAACTTGTTTTCTTAAGGTCACGAAGGTCGGAGCCAAATACGTTTATGGCGTGAACTTCTACATGGAAGGCGAGCAGCGGAAAGACTTCTGTTATGAGAGCAAACATGATTTAGGCGAATATCTTGTTTTCAGTGGTATGAGGACGGATTTTGACGCTAAACATAAGCGGTTCCAACGTGACACAGACGAGTATGAAAAGCTTAGAGATGAAACAAGGCGAACCCTTGAGTGGGAATTGAGCCAACAGCTAAACGCTAAGATGGATGAGTGGACGAAAGCGCATCCAAGGCCTCTGCCCGTGAACTTAGCCGAAATCCAAGAGGCATCATTAGTTATCGCAGTTTAGACCCCTGATGAGTCCCTGAGACTGGGACGAAACCACCATAGTTTTTTTGTGGTCGGGTCCAAAGAGGTGAAATATAGAAACTTAACGGAATTGCAGAGAGTTTGAGAGCCTTAAGCGGGAACCATGCGGAGACTCCGCGCCCAAACACTATTGAAGCCTATGCGCTAACGTGCCTATGATACTATGCTTACATCCACACAACTGTACGACTTGGCTTGGTTCTTTGGGTATTCTGGCCCTTCTCAAGGGGTTAGCCGCGCCTAGAGACTTAGCCTTTTCCTGAAGCTACCTAAATCAACAGTTCGTTTATGTGCTTATCCTGTTAACCGTCTATCACAGCTAATGCTTTCAGTGTTTTGGGAGCTAGGCATTTCTTAGCGCTGTGTGGGTGGCCACTTCTGGCTATATGCAGGATCGCAAGGCGGCTAGGTTACCGCATTAAATGATTCCGCTTTAAGCTGAATGGTCTTTGGTCTTGGAACGTAGCTTAAGCGTTTCGGGAACTGATGCGGTCTCTCTGCAAGCCTCTAAGACCCATAACAAACTAAGGAGGTTGATCGAATGAGTATACCAAATAGAGTTGAAATTCTAAAAGAAGCATTGCGGTTGAGGATGAATAGGCAATTTAGGTTTGACTTGCCGAATACGCCTGAAAACTATGAACTCTTGGAGACAGGTGAATATGAGGAAGCTAAATTAGCATTAATGCGCAAACCTGAAGTGTCTGTGGATGCTGTTATAGAGGATGGATTGCTAGACATACCGCAAGGAGCGTTTAAGAAGCGCGTAAGGAAACTGTGGAAAACTCTATCAATGAGGGATGATTTCAAGCTAGAGTTAGCGATTGTTCAGTGTTTACGGGAAGATAACAATGGCGGTCTAAGGGTTGAAAGTATCCATGAGAAATTGCTGAAGAACGACATCTTCTGCGGATATGCGCTAATTCGGGAGACTTTAGGCAGACTGTGTAAGTTGTACGCGGTTGAGCATCAGCACGGCCAATTCAGTGTGAGGTATGGACTTATAGATTTGGAGGAATAGCCTTTTATCTATCTACCCTCTTATATTGTTGTGAGGTAAGGGATATATGGGTGAAGGCGAACTCAAAAAACGATTAGCCGAAATCCCTATCCAAGCTGGGTGGGGAGATATAGATAGAGAAGAGAGAAAGCAACTTATTGTAAAGACTATTGATGCAGCTCGCATAGAGTATCCAACAAGAGAATCCGTAATTGCCAAACGACCTAATTACTGGAAGCGTCTTGAAGGGCTCTCTCAATATGGCATAATCTTGCGAAATGAAGTTGACGATGAAAGAAGTCAGTGGTTTTTGAAGTATTTTGGAGGTGAATGAAGATATGGCTTTACCTGAGGAAGTCAAGAAGCGTCGAGCACCCATAGTTATAACGCTTTCACCTAGAGCTGAAGACCTGCTCCGAGCTCAGAACAGGCGCAAGGGCGACATGAGCAGAATAGTCGAGGAACTGATCCTGGCTAAGTACGCTGCGCCAAGTACCTAAGTTTCTATAGTGCTGTGTTCAGCCATTCCATGACTTGATGCTCGATGACATCGGCGGCTTGCTCCAGAGCCTCAATCTTCTTCTTGTCAGCGGTTTTGCGGATCACCTGGAGGATGCCGTAGTCAAGCAGCATTGCCTGCTTCTTCAATGCTTCAACGTCACTACTCATCTGGTTAGCCTACTATGCTTTTATTTTGTCACTGACATCTTCCCAGTACAGCCATTCTTTGAAGACTGCAATCGCAGGACCAGCATATTCTCTAATTACCAGTAAGCCCTCATCCGTGTTATCTGCTAGCAAACCTTTTTCTCTTTCAAATAGTTTCTGTCCAAGCGTGCCTTTTTTGTCTGGAAACGGAAAGAAAACAACAACTTTCTTCAACAATAACCACCTCCTATTAGTCTGTCACGATTTGGTGTTGCCAGTCGTAGCGTTTGCTCTCTGTGTCTGCTGGAACAGCTAGAGTTAAAGGCATGCTAATCCTTGTGTAGGGCTGGAGAAGCGTGTTGTTTCCAAGCCACATTTGGCCCCACCCCGCAGGTAGGTTAGTGACTATTAGAGAGACAGTGAAGTTCTGCGTACTGTTGTTTAGCACAGTGAAATTGAACTCGTATGCTGATCCAGCGTAAACCGTGCCCCAGTCAATCGTGCCGTTAGCTGGAATCTCCACGTCCTCCATGAATGTGACTATTAGGGGAGTCTCCACAATCGCGGTTTGGTAGTACTGGTCTACGGTTGCGGCTACAGCTATACCTACAGCAAGCATGCCCACGAGGGCTAGAACTGATGCCTTATTTATCAGTGTACTATCACCTGTGGCGTGGCTTTAATCTCCGCCATTAATCTTTGTAAAGCGTTGTAGTCGCTCCGAAGCCTTTCCAGCTCGCTGTTCTTCTGTATTACCAAGTTCTGGCTTTCCATTAAGGCTGAGTTATCTGTTTTCTGCGCTTTAAGTTCCGTTATCTGAGTCTGCAACGCCGCAATGGTTTCTTCGGCGCTGGTTTGAGCCTTGTTTGACTGGAAAAGCTGGTTGCTCAAGCTACTGAGCTGCGTTTGGCTCTGTGTCTTGACGGCTTGAACCGCCGTCTCCTTCTGCGCAGTATACACGTTTTTCGCTGCGGCCAACGTTGTGCCGCTTGCGAGTCCCCCCACAAGCGTTGATGCTAGGGGATTTGCCTTGAGGAAGGTTAGGAAGCCTGTGATGCGCGGCATTACCGCTGTTTGGAACATTGCTACGGCTGGGTTAAGCCAGCCAGTGTAGTAGATGAGTGCGCCTACTCCTAGGCCTAGTGCGCCTAGCAGAAACGTTGTTTTGTTCATTGAATCACCATTGGAACGTTAACGGTTCTGCGCCTCTTCCTCCCGTGCCGATCAACTTTTATCCCGATGTAGATGATGAATGCTCCTGAGATTACGGCTCCGATGGTTACGAAGGGGTAAGCCGTGGCGAACGCGGCCAGCGCGGCTAGAATGCCGTAGTAGATCGTGGTGTACGTGCCTATGGCGAAGAAGACGATCCCGCTTATCACGCCCGCAACCCACGATATGAACAGGAACCTGAACAGATTAATCC